GATGCCGGCGTTGACCCAGCTTCCACCGTCCGTCGCGATAGGCGCGGTTCGGCGTGGCCTGACCATCCAGCGTCAACGCCTCGATCAGGCTGGCCGCCTTGATCCCGTTTGCCGGGTCGGCCACCTCGCCATAGCCGTCGTTGTAGACGAACAGTTCGTCCGGCTCGCCGCCCTTCTCGATGTTCTGGAACTCGACGCGCAGGGCATGGACCGGGTCGGGATAAACGATCTCCCACCGATGATCCTTCAGGTTATCGTCAGTGAAGACCTGCGCGGGAATGGGCTTTTCGACCCATGGCGAAGCCGCCAACTGCGTTCCATCCCAGAAGACGCCCGCGCGACCGGCCCGCTCCAGAATGGCCAGCGCCTCCGACTGAGTACGCGCCTCGGTCAGATAGAGGTGGCATTTCCAGTCATACTGCTCGCACAGCTGATGCCACACGCGCAGCCGCGCGTCGGCCTTGGCGGGCAGAAGAGGCTTGGCCGGGGCCGGCCCGGTCAGCAGCCAGCGCGCCAGGGCGGCCGGGTTCGACGTCGCCACCGGCGGACCCCACGCGCCGCCCGTCCAGGTCGAGCACTTCGGCTTGATGCGACAGGTGATCGGAGCCAGCCCGCCCTGGTTGATCGCCGTCGCCCTGACGGCGAACTCGATGATCGACAAGGTTTCGTCCGCGACCGGCTTGCGGAAGGCGACAGACTTGATCGCGCTCACCATGATGGTGTCGCGGCGCTTGTCGTTGCCATCGTCCGGTCGGTTGCGCGTCAGTTCGAACTCATATCGGCCGTGCGGCAGGTGGACCGAATGCGTGACCCGGATCGGATCCTTGGTCGCGCTGGTCCGCGCCCAGCTCGGCCCCGATTGCCACGGCCCGGTGGCGACACCCGTCTGGTCGATGGGGCGATAGCGGACGGCGACCGACGCATGGGCGGTCAGCACGCGTCCGTCGTCCTTCTGGAAATACAGCCCGGCCGGCAGGAAGAAGTCGAGATCGAACCGGCTGCCGTCCGACGACGCGGCGCGGACCAGCGGCGTCGCGCTCGACGGAGTCGCCTTCAGCTCCTCGTTCAGGTCCAGCTGGTCGACGTCGTTCGGATACAGCTGGAAGGTGCGCGGCCCCGGCTCCAGATGCTGCACCATGCGGAAATCGCCCGGCCCCATGGTGCTGACCAGGGTGTCGCCGATCTTGACCTCGGACACCTCGCACGGGCCGTAGTGGACGCCCAGGACGCCGTACATCCAGACGTCGTCGCCCTGGCTCTGGGTGAAGGTCTTGGCCGCCAGATCCGGTGCGGTCACCACCTCGCCGAGGGCCAGCGGCATCGGCCCCCACTGGCGATACTGGTTCGACGCGCTCTGCAGGGCGTATCGGTCATTGGCCTTCGTGGCCTTGTTGTCGGGCGCGTACAGGCTCGCGATCAGCGCCTGCCCGCCCAGGGTGATCGCCGCCGCCGCCGCGCGCGCCAGCAGCTTGCTGGTGATCATGCCGCCAGCGCCGCCGCCGACCCAGGCCGAGACCGCGATCACCGCCACCGTCAGCAGGATCTGGCCGATGTCCTTACGACCGCCGCCGCCTCCGCCCATGGGCTCGACCACAACGTTGACCACCTGATCGGCCTCCAGGACGTGATCCAGCGCCGTCTCCCGATCCAGCCGCGCCCCGTCGACGTAGATTTCGGTGCGGTTCAGCGCCTCGATCGGCAGGCCCGCCTTCACCGCCTCGACCAGCATGGCGCGCACGGTCAGGCCCTCGACCACCGTCAGGTCGAAGGCGTCCCGGCCAAAGGCCTCAGGCGTCACGACGATGGGCAGCGAGCCGTCAGCCACGGGCGCCTCCTTCTCTCAGGTTGTCGGTGATGAAGCGCACGGCGTGCGCTGCCTGCGTCGGGTCGAGAAGGCGGAGCCTTCTGACCGCAGGCGACTAAGAAACCCTGCGTCGGGTCGAGAAGGCGGAGCCTTCTGACCGCAGGCGTCTAAGAAGCCCTGCGTCGGGTCGACGGCCGCAGGCCTCTAAAGAGCTTGTTCGATGTCTGTGACGAAGGCGGGCACAAAGGCCCCCTTCAGCCGATACCGACCGCCCGGTTCGTCCAGGTCGAGCAGGGCCGTCTGCATCGGCGTATCGGCGTGCAGGATCTGGCGGGGCGTCAGCATGTAGCCGACGTGGCCGGCCCTCCCCATCCAGGTCAGCCAGGCGACCACGCCCGCCTGGGGTTCGACAGGCCGCCACGACGCCAGTCCCTCAGCCAGCAGCCGCGCCCGTTCGCGCGCCCCCGCCGGGCAGACGATGGCCGCCTCATACAGGTCCAGATAATCCGGCACCTCGATCCCGCTGAACGTCCTGAGGCACCACCGGGTCAGCCCTCGGCAATCCCATCCCTCCGGCGTGTCCCCTTTGGCCAGGAACGGCGCCCCGATAAGCGGCGCCGCGCGTGCGATCAGGTCGCCCGGCACCGTCATTCGCATCAGAACTTGCCCGGCGTGGTCGCGGGCGTGTAGCTGACGGCGCAGGCCGGCTCTTCATTGAAGTCGCGGGGTCGGATGACGGCCGCGGCCTTCGTTCTGTCTCCCTCGGTCGAGGCGATCCGCGCATCCAGAAGCGCCCGCTCGATGACGTTGGGGTCAGCCACCCGAACGACCGAAAGATCGATTTCCGGCGGCTCCTCGGCGGCGTCAGCGGCCGCCTCGATCACCTGATCGACATTGGCGATGGTCAGGCGCGCCTGACCGAACGGACTGTCCTGGCTCGCGCCAGCCCAGCTGAGTTGAAACGGATAATGGACGTGCTCCACGCCATTGGACGTCAGCCCGCCCGGCCAGTCCGTGACGTTCAGCGGCTCGGCCAGACCGTCGCTACGGATGGTCACCAGCTGCGCCACGGCGTCCGGCTCGCCCCTGAACGCCGCCTCCACCATCGCTTCGGTCACATCGGTCATCAGGCGGTCTCCAGCCAAAGAGCGACGTCCATGAGGTGCAGAGCGCCCCGCGTTTCGCTCAGGCGCGGCGCCCCATCAGCCGCCCAACTGCCGACGCAAAGCCGCTCGCTGCCCGGCTCCACGATCCAGAAGCTTCGCGCCGTCGCATGGAAGGCCTCAAGCATTGCGCGCTGAACGACGTCGCAACGGATCTGGCCGGACAGCTTTCGTGCGGCGTCGGCCGTGATGGGGCGCGACATCGGACGCCCCGGCCCGGCGTCGAACTCGATCATGCCGGGCTTGGGTTCGAAGCCCGCGCCGACGCCGAACTCCCTCAGCGCGCCCGGCCACGACGGCCGCTTCAGATCGACGTTGGAATGCAGGCCGGGCGACCACAGGAGCGGGCTCTGCGAGCCCTGCGGCGCTTCCGCGATCAACGGCTTCAACAGCACCGCCTCTATGGCCTGCCCGGCCCCCGTCGCCCGGCCGCCCGCCTCGACTGCGGCGCTGACGGCCGAGGCGGGCCGCTCGATCCGCGCCCAGGCGCGGTAATAGGTGTCCAGCAGCCCGTCGCGGGCGACGCCCCAGCTGGCCAGCACCGGCCGCCGCACGGTCAGCTCATGCGCCATCAGCACGGCGCCGCCGGCGTCGAAGAAGACCAGGCGGGCGAAGGGCGGGACGGCCGCCCCGGCGACAAACGCGGCGGCGACCAGAGAAACCTCTACGACAGAAACCCCCTGAACGTCGGCCCGCGCCGTCGACGCCGGCGTGATGGCGAAGGATTGTCCAGCGCTGCTGGAGGTGCCCGAGGCGCGAATGACGCACCGACCGGGCGCGCCCCGCTCCGTCTCATCCTTCGACAGGGTCATGCCTGCCGTGGCGGCCCAACCGTCGACGCCGTCAAGGGCGCCCGCGTTGGTCAGTCGGTTGATCATGACGACTCCCGATCAAATCCTAGCCGCGACGTCTCGGCTGGGGCGTCGCCCGCTGCGCCCGCGCAAGGCTCCCGTCTTTGCCCGCCTTGGCCAGTTGGCTCTTGAAGAGCGGCTCAAGCTCCAGTTCGAGGCCGCCGCCCGCATTTTGCGACAGACGGCCGGTCATCGGTTCCGAGCCATAGTTCTTGATGGTCAGACCGCCGAGGTTGACGTTCATGCCGCTGCCGCCGGCGGCCGCCTGCCGCGCCCGGTCATGCTCCATCACCTGCGACCCGCGTGGCAGTCGCAGTAGCTCAGGGCCCCGTTCCCCGACCCATTTCCAGCCGCCCTCGGAGAAGTCCGTCCCTGCCGCGTGGCCGCTTCCGAACAACTGCGAAAGGGCGCCGCCCAGATCCATCCCGCCGCTGCTGAAGCCGCCGCCCAGCGATCTAAGGAATCCGCCCCAATCCAGCTCGCCCAGGGCGTCGCCGAGCTTGACCAGCCACTTGTCCGTGGCGCGGTCCAACTGGTCATAGAGAGCATCGCCTAGACCGCTGCGCTTGATGTCCAGCAGCATATTGCTCGTCCAGGCGCGACGGGCGCCCGTAAGCGCAGCATCCAGCTCTTCCTTGATTTCGCGTCCCGCCTGTTTCAGGCCCTCGCCGCGATTCAGGTTTCCGCGCTGTTCGATCTCCCGCGCGCGCCGCTGAATACGATCGGCAACGCTCAACCGGCGATACTCTTCTTCGTCACCCGACAGACGCGCCAGGTTCAGCCGATGCTCCGTCTTGGCGTCAGCGATCGTCCGTTTCAGTGCAGCGGCGCGCGCCTCGACCAACTGGTTGCGCTGCGCCTCAGCGAGGTTGGTCGCGGTCGCCAGGTCATAGCCCGCCTTCTGAAAGGCAAGGATACGGTCCTCATGCTCGATCCGCTGGCGCTGGTTCTCCAGTGATCGTTCTTCGCCCAGGAGCCGCATCACCTGCGCCTCAGCTTCACGCTGCAGCTTCAGGCCCTCTTCATCCCGCTGGACCTTCATCGCTTCCAGCAGCCGCTGCTCTTCCTGAGTGGCACGGCTCTTCGCCAGGGCCGCCGCCACGCCGTCGTCTTCCAACTGGCGGATGCGTGCACGGACCCGCGCTTCTGCCTCAAGGTCGCGGACACGGTCCAGATTGTTGGTCGCCTTGGCTTCCTGCAGCGAGAGGTTGGACTGGACGTCTTCCTCCCGCCGCGTCCGCTGCAGCAGTTCGCGGGCCTGACGCTCGGCTTCGCGACGGGCGCGCTCAGCATCCCGTGCAGCTTTGTCCCGGTCCTTCTTCCCGGCGTCCGCGCGATCCTTCGCCTCTTGCGCCGCCTGATTGGCGGCCGCTGAGTTCGCGGCATCCTCACGTTCGCGATTATCCCAATCGCGGAGGAAGGTCTCAGTGAACAGCTTCGTCTCAGCCTGGCGGCGCGCGAACGGCGTCAACGCCGCATCGCGACGAAGCTCAAGGTTCTCGATCCGCTCATCGCGCGTGGTCTGCAACCACTCTCCCAGCTTGGTCCAGTAGTTGGACATGCTGCGGGTGGCGACATCCCAGAAACTGGTCAGTTCATCGACCTTGTCAGCGTGACCGCTCATAGCGCCGGTCAGCGCTTCCATTAGAACCTTCTGCGCCGCCGTTCGATCACCCAGCTTGGTCAGGCTGTCGATCTGGTCGAGCGTCTTCTGGTCCAGCAGGCCGAACTGACGCGTCATGTCGCGCGCCGCCTTGTCCGGTTCCGACATCGCCTTGGCCAGCAACTCTGTCGCTGCCTTGGCGTCCACGCCCATGAAGGCAGCATAATCCTTGGTGACGGCAACTAGGCCGCTCATCACCTCGCCGCCGATCTTGCCGGTCGAGACATAGGCGGTCGCCATCTCCTGCGCAGACTTGATCGAGATCTCGCCCGCCTCAGCACCGGCCTCGGCGGCCGCCTTCAGCTCGGCACCGGACATCTTGGCCGTGCGTCCAAGGCCAGTCGCGGCCCTGTCCAACGCCGCTGACGATTTTTCCGCCTGGTTCCAGGCCACGGCCATGGCGCCGGTAGCTCCGGCCAGTAGCCCGACGCTGCCGACCAGCATCGTCAACGGCCCCGTCAGCTTGATGGCCGAGGTGGACCACGCGTCCAGGATCTGCGGTCCCTGCTGGATCGCGATCATGGCCGGGTTCATGCCCATGGCGGCCGTGGTAAACACGTCCGCGCCCTGACGCCCCAGGTTCAGGCGTGACGCCATGACGTTGCGGCTCAGCCCCTTGCCCTGCCGGTCCAGCGCCGCCGTCGTCTCATTGTAGCGCTGCTTGGCGAGGTTCTGCGCCTGGGCCAGCTGTTCTGTCGTGATCTTTCCCCGCCGAGCCAGAGCGTCGTATTCGGCCAGTTCCTGGTTCAGCTTCTGTTGCGCCGCCCAGGCCGGGTTCAGGCCCTCTAACAACACCTGCGCGCGCCGATCATAGGCCTTGTCGGCGGCTTCTAACGTTCGCGCCGAGACTGAGGCACGCGCATTGCTGGCGGACGACGACTGATCCTGCAGCGCCGTCCGTGTTGACCCGCCGGCGATGGCGTTGATGCGGTTTTGCATCGCCGTGTCCGCCTGGGCGGCGGCCCTGGCCACTTCGCGCAGGCGTTCGACCTCGCGCATGGCGGCGGCGGCGGCCTTGTCAGACCCGGCCGCCGCCTTTTCATTCATGCGCACCAGCGCGCGCTCTGCGCCCTCCGCCTCACGAATGACGTCCTTGCCGCCGGTCGGCTGGAGACGGATTGGAATTTCTTTCGCGCGCATATCAACGACTCCTGGTGATGGAGATGAGGCCCGCCGTTTTCGCACCGACCTGCTCAGCGATGAGGTCGAGATCCATTCGCTTCTGCGTGGTGATCTGCGGCACCAGAACGAACACGACGAACGACTGCCCGGCGGGTCCGTACAGACGAGAACCTCGACCTTTTGTCCGATATGGCCGAGCAACCCGTCCGGGCCCCAGCATGGCCTGATCGGCGATCAGAAAGGCGCGACGCCCGCCCTTCTTGCCGCCCTCATAAACGAAGCGCAGCTTCATGCCCGTGCGCCGCTCAAACCCGCCGGGCGTGATCCGCTCGCGCGCCCCTCGCTTGTTCACGGTCGCCCCCATGCCGTTGGCGCCGCGTTTCAATCCGAACTTGCCTGCCGCCTCGGTCGGAATCGCCAGCCAGCGCCCGCCTCTGGCGCGAATGACGGTGGCCTTGAGCGCCGTCTCAATGATTTCAGCCGCCTTGCCGCGCACCGACACCACGCCAGCCGCGTCGACGCTATTCTGCCCCTGGGGATAGACCTTGCCCCGCCAGGCCTTCGGCAACCGGTTGCCCTTGAACGCCTGTTCGGTGGCGCCGCGCAGGAGCCCCTTTAGTGTCTCCGTTCCCTCCCGCACGCTGGCGGTGACGTCGCGAGCCAGTTCCTTTTCGATCTCGGCGGCCAGACCCTCCGCCTCGATGCTGACCTTCGCCCTCATTCTTCATCCTCCCGGCGCAGGCCCCTGATGATCTGCCCCTCGACCAGAGGCAGGGCCTCGGACATCAGCAACCGGATCGCCTCGTCCATCGGCCCGCCCAGCTGGGCGAAGGCGACCACGGCGCCGTAATCCAGGGCGAAGGCGCCGAACCCGCTCGACCTCAACTGGCCGGCGCAGGCGTCGAGGACGTCCCAGACGCGGCGGCCTTGCGGGGTTTTCGGCGCGTGCTGGTCGAAGGGGCAGGGCTCGCCTTCACCCCCGCAGTATTGTCGTCGGCAGCTGTCCCGGCAGTAGGATCCGCCTCCCTCTCCGAACTGCCACTCGGCGAGGGAGACGATCCTTTTTTTTCCGACATCAGGGCGTACACCTCGCTGGCGTACCCCCTGTCGAAGAAATCGAAGATCTCGGGCTCTTGTCCCAACAGGGCCACGACCTGCTCGGGCGTCAGCGTCTGGGCGGGCGAGCCGGTATCGTCGGCCACGCCCTCCCATTCGAGTGCGCCGGCCGCCACATAGGCCGCCGTCATGACGAACAGAGCCTGGCCCATGTGGCCGACGCCGTCGTTATCCATCTCGACCCCGTGGGCCACCATCAGCCCGGCGCTGATCCGCCGGGCTTCCACGATCACAGGCGTCGAGGGCGGAAGCATCTTCACGCGCACGCCGTGCGCCGGCTCCAGCCATTCCGGCTGGGCGGCGATCTTCAGCTGAAGCATGGTTCAGACCCCTCCTCAGGCGCCGTAGGCCGAACCGGCCACGTCGTTGTCGAGGATGACGGTCAGCGCCCGACCAAGCGTCGGATCGACGGCCGCCTGATAGGCGTAGTCCGCCTGGATGCCGCCCGGCCCCGTCACGGGGCGCTTCGCCTTAGGAAGGAAGACGCGGTGCTGGATCAGCCGCAACGAGAAGTCCGTGCCAGGCAGCGTCCACATATGTTCCAGGTCGCTGGCCTCGCCGTTCTCCGCCTGCAGCTGCAGCTCAGGCCCGCTGTAACGGACGCCGATCTGCCCCGTCAGGGCCAGAGCGCCTTCGTCAATACCGCTGACGCGGCCGTCGCTGCGGATAGCCGGGACTGGATCAAGTCCGTTCGACAGGTTGAACTGGCCGCTGACCAGATCCGCGATAGGCACGCCGTGACGCAGCACCGAGCCCGAGAACTGCGAGAAGCGCGCGACCGCCATCTCTGCGGCCACCGCCCCGGCGGCCGACGCCGTGGCGACGGATTCGCCCTGGGCGATCAGACCCAGCGTCGCGGTCAGATTGCCCCCGCGCTGCATCTGAACGCCCAGGGTGTTGGCCTTCACGCCGTAGTTCATGTTGAAGGCGGGAACCTCGGGATGCTGAAGCTCGATCGAGGCGGATGGCAGCACCGCCGCGCCGCTGGTGAAGGTGTGACGATACCCGCCCGACGCGGCGCCGCCGGTCAGCGTCGCACCCGAGGCCGTGGCGTTCGACGCTGGCGTGTCGCCGGCCTCGATCGCAAAGCTGTTGCCCGACACGCCCAGCGTGTCGTGCTGGATCAGAATGGCGTTGCCACGGTCATTCTGGCGATAAGTGGCCGCCGCGACGCCTGTCACGGCGCTGGCGTTCAGGGCGCGCACGGCGTTCGCCACCGTAGCCGGAAGCGTCGCGCCGATCTGGATCTGATTGGCGGTTGGCGTGCCGGTGACGAAGGTGAATGCCTGGCCGCCGATGCTGATGGTCGCATTGTTTACGGGCTGGGCCGAAAAGGTGATCGTTCCCCGCGCCGCCTTGCCCGCCGCGCTGGTCGGGGCGCCGAGCAGCATCCTCAGCCACACGCCGCTCTGCCGTGCGCAGATGGGCACGACCACGTCGCCGGTGTTCGTCACGGCGTCCCGGCCGGGCTCGCTGGGCTCTCGACCCCGGCCCAGCAGTTCACCGTCGATCAGCGGCTGCTCCTCGCCGAGCGACGCCGAGACGAAGGCCATCAGGCCAAAGCCGGTCGCGGGCGGGAAGCCGAAAGTCTGTTCAATCGCCAAGGCCATGCGGGCGTTGGCGCCGCGTGCGCGTGCCATGTCAGTTCTCCATCATGAGGGGTGTCCGCCTGGGGCCGGACGAGGTCAGCCAGGTGCGATCGGCTTGGGCCGATCAGGTCAGAG